GAAGGTTCTACCTCCATGATCATTTCATAAAAGTGTCTCTGCATCTGTGCTCCTAGGGCTTTGCTTTCGATAAGTTTTTCTGCAATTATACCAGAAGAATCCATTTCTGCCGCAGTCTCCATGTCGGCATTAACGAACCTCGTTGCCTCTGCAACAGTGTCAAACATTGCACGTACTCCAAACCTTGACGTTCCTATGTACTTGCCAGACCAATCTAAGATTACTCCATCTGGTAATCTTTGTTCTGCTTGATTTGTTGCAGTGTTAACTAGTTGTGTGATGTTTGCAGGAGGAGATGTCTGTACAACTGGTTCCGGTTCAAAGTCGGCAGGAGGAGATGTCTGTACAACTGGTTCCGGTGTAAAGTCGGCAGGAGTGAGTGCAAAAGCCTGATCTATTGCCTCTTGTCCAGTTTGAGGCACAGGTAGGTCATTGTTCATCATGTTCAACTGCATTGACGCAAAGGTTGTACTCGTGTCAATATTATTACCACTTATCTGTTGTAGTTGAAGATCAGTTGCAAGATCCTGTTGTTCTAAAATTATGGATTCTCTTATTTCGGTTTGTTCTTCCTGAAGTTGTTGTTCTTGTTGAGCCGCAGCTGCCCTTTCCTCTGCAGCTGCAATCGCTCTTTCTGCATTGTCAGCTGTGAGTCTTTCAATCTCAGGAATATCAATCTCAATACCGAGGAATCCACCAAACCTATTTACAGTATCGGTTATCATGTTTCCAAAGTCAATAAACATGTTAGCAAGATTTGCAAATGCATCGGTCACATAAGCAATACCAACCTTGATTACATCTGATATTTTTTCGAATCCTAGTGCGTCACGTATGTAATCCAGAAGTTTGTAGATTCCATAGAACACAGCTGCAACCGCAGCACCAATTGCAATGAATGGTGCAGCTGCGGCAACTACTGGTGCAAGTGCAGACAAAAATGCCGCAATAGCCGCAACAACTGCGCCAGTAACAATTGAGAATGTGATTGGCATCTGTGCGAAGGCATCAACAAGTCCCCCTTCGCCTATTAATCCGTTCATGATACCACCCTCAAATGCAGAGAGGACACCTTTAAAAATTTCTGTAAACCTACCAAGGAAATCCCCAATCTTAGGAATGGTTTCTTTGATAAAGGTTCTAAGTGCCTCGTTCTCCAACAAGAAGTTTAACGCAGGCAGAACTGCAAACAATAACGCACCTTTAAGTAAACCCCCACCAACTTCTACCGCCTTCGCAGCCCCTCCAGCAAGAAATCCAGAAAGGCTCTTGGTCAACCCAGACAGAGAACCGGCAAGTTTTTCAAAAATACTTCCCCTTTTCTTTTCACGTCTTTCTTCTTGGGTTTTCTCTGCGTCAGCACCGCCACGAGTGTCTCCCTCCTCATCGCTTGAAGTGTCTAGATCGGGAATGACGGTAGGTTGTATTGCAGGCGCAACTCCGGTTTCCATGATGGCATCAAATATTAATCCCAGACTCGTGTTCATACTGCCGAGTGCTTCTAGGATTGCGTCATTGCCCTCCAGAGTAACCTCTGCGTTAAATTCTGCAAGTGAGTTTGCCGAACGGAGTTCGTCTATGACAGCTTCAAAGTTCATTTCTTAGTCCATGCTTGTGCGCCAAAGAACGCAGCAACGATACCGGCAACTGCAACAAAATAGGTTGGTGCCATGTCACCCAAAGTATCTTGTGCCTGTTCTAGTCCAGCCAAGGATGCGATTACTACTGAAAAGGGATAGAGTAACATTCCTCCAAGTGAGAACCATGCCATCTTGCGCTGTGAATCTCGCATTGCATCTTGGTCTTCAAGTTCTTTTCTTTTGAACTCAAGATACATTGCTTTCTCTTCGTCATCTACCTTACCATCACCATTTACATCGGCCGGTAGTATTTTCTTTTCAGTTTCATCAGACATCTCTCTCTCCTATCTGTGTTTTTTGCGTTGATTTTCTTCTCTGCGTTTTCTCGCTTCCTCTTTCAAATACTCAATGAGCATACCAACATATATTTCTCTTTCCCACGGCAACATGTTTTCCAACTCAGTCAAACTATACTTGTGATGTTGCATCAACTGAAAGTTTGTACTATAATAGTTCATCATATTGTCATGCCCGAGGGCTAACCTAAAAAATTCTCAGAGCCCTCCACAATAACTCTACTTGTTACCTCTGTTTTTGGGTTAGTGATTTCTACCTCATGTCGCAACTTCGGCATTGTGTTAAAAAATTCTACAACCTTTTCTATCTGTTCGCTGTTCATGCTGTCAACGAACTCGTCTAGTTCTTTCTTTCCAAGGTCTACAGCCTTGTAAACATCATCACCAAAAGTAATTTCATCAATACACTTTGTCATAATTTGCATGACATTAGCGATTTGATTCTTTTTTGTGGTAAGCATGGATACATCTGCAATTTGTGGATACTTCATCTTTATGGTTACAGTGTCGGTGATGGGGAACTCTCTTGTATGTCCATCTACCATATGAACATCAACGTCTTCCAAGTTAATCGTCACTGGAATCCTTGTTTGTCCATCATCTGGACAGAGTACGTTTACAGTTACCGTTTCACCAACTGATTTTGCTCTCAGTTTAAGAAACACATACTCTATGTCAAACAGTGGAGACTGATTCACATCAACTTCACCGAAGGTACATGAGGAAACGATATCCTTCATCGCCTTACTAATTACTTTTGCGTCTTCACTTTCCTGTGCAATCAACAATACTTTTTGTTCTTTTACAAGAAAGGGACGATATTTTATTTCTCTTCCATTGGAAGGAAGTTCCAACGTGTATGTTGGATTTTCAAGTTTTGGCAACGCCATTATATAGCTCCTTATTCTCCTAGTTTACGTAAAACTTTAGGTATACGTGACCGGATTTGTCTTTCAACTGTATTTATGAACACATCACCAATCCTATCAACAAGAGGGGCGGGGACATCATCATCAAACTCAAGATTTTTCCAGTAACGATAATTCCAAGTCACTGCGATAGTCGAAATCGCATTTGTAGTACTATAGTCAAGTTGCTGTTCATCTAGTGCAACTGGATAGCATTCTAACAACTCAACTCCATATCTTCTTCTGTCTTCTCTGTCTAATTGAAATATTTGCATAGAACCGATATATTCGTCATAATAACCTACAGAGAAGTCACGATTGTTCACCATAAGTTTTTGCCACTGTTCAAAGAATGTTTTTTCTGCCATGTTAGGAGACACTCGCACTAGTGACGTAAGTTCGGCAAAAGATTCGCCCTGCACGATTTTTCGAACTGGGCCATAGACATTCACATCTTCCTTAATTTCTAGGTTGTAGCCAGGAAAAGATACTTGTGTGACTTCCATAGAAACCTTTCTTACAAGTGGAGAGTCGTTGGGCGCAAACCCAACAGGCGGAGTGATGATGACTTCATAACGTGAAGGACGAGCATAATCGCCTGACGTTTGGTCACGAAATCCAGCAAGGATTTCGTTTATAGCTCCGTATGCAAATCCCTCCAAAAGAGAATTTTTACTCATATCAGTCTCCTAGAATCCGAATAAACCTTTCCAGTACTTGCCTTCTGAAATTGTGCAATAGGTAACATTGTTGCAGCTGCAAACTCTTCTATCTCTATTCGTCTAAAGTCGGACTCAACATGTGAGTATAAATATCTCTTCAGACATGGGCGTATCAGGTTAATTCGTTTTAATTTCGAGTAATCAACCGCAACCTTTTCTCCCTTTTGAAATTTTGTGACCTGATCTACCAGTGTTAGTCTTAACGGCCTTGGAAGGTAGTGAAAATTTAATCCAAGGAACCCATCCCGATATGACTCCAAAGGAACAACCAAAGGAAAGGTGTCGTAGTATGGTAACTGCCTCTTAAGTTTGGGGTCGTAGATAAAAAGATTCATGTACCCAAACTGAGCGTTAGGAGAGAGTTTTCCTTCTTTCAATAAGTCAGCGCGCCTTGGTTTACCAAGCTCTGCTATCTTTTTGCGATACCACGCAACAGATCTTTGTTGTCCACCAGCATCTTGTGTTACTCTTTGTACGTATCTTGTTACGGCCATGCCTTATTTATACTTGGGATTTATATGGTCTTCTGTCATAATTAGGAACTCTAGGTTCCTGTCTGCACAGAACTCCCTTGCAGCCTTCCACTTTGCATCGTTGACTGCCCAAGTTGTAACTTCATTGAACCAGCTTTTGGTTCTTCTTGCAGGCTTTTTGTTTGGTGGTTTGGTTTGTGCCTTTGGTTTTACCTCTACCACAACTTTTTTTGTGGATCCATCGTGCTGTCGCACTTTCATATAAAAGTCGGGGAAGTATCTATGTACACGTTTGTCAATCGGAGAGACGTATGGAATAAAAAACTCTTCACTGCCCCACTCTATGATTGCTGGAGTGGTGTCACAGTAAACCATGAGTTTTCTTTCCCAAAGGCTCCTATAAATAATATTATTAGGATCACCTTTGTATTTTCTGGGATTCTTCGGTTTGTACTTTCCAGAGTATGCCATATGGGTATAAATAATCTTATTGTATAAGGGTATTTAGATGGCTTTAATAGACGTTGTAAAAAACAAAGTGGTGACGGCCACTACGGGTGTTGCACTCAAGAAGGTACGTGGGTTTCTTGAAGATACAATACCAAACACTTCACGTAACAAAGAAACTGCTGCGAGAGACGGTGCAACTGCTGCAAACGTAGGCACAGCAACTACAGGTATTCTACAGTTTCCCTCTGGTGTGCAGAGTGGGCCAGGCGTTGGCAATCAGGGACACTATATCATGTTCTATATTGTCAGCACAGAAGCTTCGGGACTTGGTGCGAAAGAAAACGTTCGCACTTCTGCTAGAGACATGCAGAGGGCAATGGAGGACTTCAATCTTCCGGCCGAGATTAAAGAACCATCGTCTTTTGTGAAGGAAGCGGTGAGTGTAGTCAGAGAAGTTTCGGAACTCGCAGGCGAAACTTTGGTTTCGGCTGCAACAACGTTTAGTAGTCTGATTCCCCTTGGTGATCTTCAGGGTAGTGCTTCATCTCTCAGAAATGCAATTTCTTCTACTCAAACAAAACTACAACAGGGACTAGACAAAGCATCAGCAGAACTTGAAGGTGGCCTCACTGCACTACAAGGAGAGGTTGGAAAATTAAGTGAGAGGACGCAAACTCTAGAACTTGGTAATGAGATACAAGACAGATTAAATGCAGTGGTAGAAGTGCCTGGCTTTGATAAGGTATCACAGGCAACAGGTGTAGTTGATAATGGATTGCAATGTGTAAAACAACTAAACACCGACTTTGATGCTAACCTTCAGAATCTTAATCTAGCATCTAGGTCGGGTGATACCAGAGGGTTTACCATTAAACGTCCCGC